TGCGGTTCATGGCTGAGCCCATCCTCGCAAGGGACGGGCGCAGTAGAATCGGATTACGTTCCACAAATAAAATGTGGAGTTTCCTAAAGTACCTATCGCGTACTAACTATGAAGAAAAATTTCTTCAAAGCACGGATTTTCGTGCTGCTACAGATTATATAGCTCTGTTAATGCTTAAAAGCATGTGGAAACCCTTTTGTTCAAGGGTACCAGAAAAGCATCCTTTTCTTGTATATCAGGAATTGATATGGTGTAGGAGATCCCTACATTTTTCCGATAAATTTTCGGAATGTCGGCCAACTGGCCAATTCTCCCACGAATGTGGGTCTTTCATGGGAGAACCCATGAGTTTCATGAGCTTAACGCTCATTAACCTCGTAATAGAGGAAACGAATTCCTATTATTTTAGGAATAACCTCCCTTTGTTCCAAGGGATTCCTAGACTATTGTCTGGGGACCCCCTGTGTATTTGCGGGGATGATGTTGCGGCTCTTCGCAACAATCTTGAGATAATCTTAAGATTCAAGCAGACAGTAGCTGCTTACGGCATGAAGTTGTCGTGGAAGGACGGAATATCCCGTCGAGTCCTCATCTTTTGTGAGGATCACGTCTTACTAGACGAAAACGGAAAATTCGTTTATCTAGACGTGATCAAATCACGTCTTCTTACCACAATGGCAAGGCAACACTCCGAAAATAGGAGTTCGATCCTGGGCAAAGGCAGGATGCTAACTAACCAGTTAGATTACTTTGATGATAAAAACATCAAAATCTTCGTTATGGAGATATATCATACTATATTTGATAGAGCATATAATTATATGCTAGGAAGTTTGGCTTTGCCTCACTTCCTACCGCCATCGTGCGGTGGAATGGGATACCCCATTGAAGACAGCAAATTGCCGCCTTGGGCCTATGAATACATAGGATATATCTTTGACGTTCTCAAAGAGGAAGACATAATGTCTAGGTATTCCAGAACCTTGGAATTCTCTCTTCTAAACAAGAGAAACAAGCACGGAATAGACAATTCCGAAAAGATCTTATCGACCTTTAAAGCAATCGCAAATGCGAATGGAGAACCTTTCCGGTTCTTTACTGGAAAGATTCCAGAAACTCTCAAACCGAGAGAGATATACAACACAGACGTTGTAGTTTCCATATTGGAAAAATTTAATTTGGATATTCCAAAAGACCCCTATACCGGGGGACCTGACTATGACTCTGTCAGGAACGAATCGCAAAGATTCGGACTTGTCCCATTACGGGAAATTTTCGATCAAATCGAAAGAACTCTTAACTTCCAAGAGTTTTTAAAGGACGATCTTGTCCTTCGTTCTCAAAGAACGTTCGAACAGTGGGTTCGATCTTCCGGAAAATTCTGGAACAAGGCACTATATCGTGCCTCAAACTCTAAAAGAGCTTATTATGTCCAATTGGGCAGAGAGAAATTTACTTCTCTTAACAATCTAGATAGGATTGTTCAACGTAGCTATGATGGTTACGTTTATCCAAGTAATTGGATATCACCAGCATCTGCTGGTCCAAGTCTTAAAATAGACTTTCGTGTCCTTAGAAGGACACCATTGAAGAGATTCTTCAAGACTGGGGCAGAAGTTCCCATATCTTTACTCCTCTCACAAGAGGAAGACCCGGAGATCTCCATGGTTTAATTCTTTATGAATTGGGCGGACTGTCAACCCGCTCAAGCTTTA